TGATGGAACGCTATCCAGACTGGGTGTGGCTACCATGCCCAGTCTGTGATGAGCTTGCACACTTTATGGAAGACCGCTACGGTATGCACGCTTGGTGCTTTGATTCACCTACGGGTAAGAGAATGATACCTACGCTACGCAGAAAAGGACACGGAGTCTCAAAACTCTCCTTGTTCGAGGAGTAGTAACTCCCAAGCATCAGCAACGCTGGTGTCTTGTTTAATCCAAAGCCTGCGTTGATCAGCACTTGATCCGCCCCAAACGCCATGGTCAATCTTGTTCTCAAGAGCGTATTGATGACATTCTTTTTGCACTGGGCATGTAAAACAAATCTCTATAGCTTCACGCATTACAGATGATTGCCCTTGACCAGGAAAAAACGTGTTCATGTCCTCATTGGCACAAGCACCGTATTCATAGAACTCTGGTCTGGATCTTTGTAAAGCTATTAAGAAGTCAAGTAGTTCAAATTCATTATAAGACAAATAGTCCGACACTTCAGTCCTTAGGGTTTAAGCTCCCTGCGACATGAAGATGGGAATTTGATAACGCAATGTGACGTTCCTTATCCGTACAGCTCCACCCGCAGGTGCATGTTGAAATAAATTTTCCCTTTGTCATTTCAATTTGTACGTAATGTTTAATCACTGTTATTCGTCCCAAGACCACTTGATAAAACCTCTCCGCCACGCTTCTTGTGGATACTGTCCTATCATTGTATGGCAGTAACGACACACTGTCTTGTAATTATCTGGACTATCTCCAACAATCTTTCCACCGGCAGATCGAGCTTTGACCTCGTGCACATCAACTGCCACGCCAAAACATTCCTCGTTCCAATACACTTGGCACACAGGAAACTTCTTTAGCATTTCCTCTACGAATGGTCTACGCTCTTCGTAAATCTTCTTCATTCTATCCGACCTGGGCTTCAGCGCTTTATGTGCTGTAAGCCCGCTTTTTGCTTTTAGGGCCGATCTAATGACTAAAGGGGCTCGCGATACGAGCCCCTTTTTAGTCTGCAATGGTTTGCGTCTTTTCACAAATAATAGTGTATCAGTTGTTCTTCCAGAATGGCTATCTGGCGATGTGCTTCCGACAATTGACTGTGCATCCGTTCGTTCTCTGCGGTTAGTTCCCTAACCCTGATGAGAAGTTCTTCGGTGTAGTGAGTCAAAGCGTCATCGTATGTAGACATTAGGCTCCTATCTCTCTGTATGAAGCAAGCAAACTTCTAAAACCTTCAAGCTGTGAACGGACTGTAAGCAACGCTTGACGACAGGCATCGTGCTTTGCTTCCATTGCTGCAAGCGAGCGAAACTCTGCCTTTGTTGCCACCCGTGCGTGATCATCAGCCATGTCAACAGTCAGTTTCCTGCCATCAACATCAGCATGCATCCGTTCTTCAATTCTTGCCTGGGCATAGGCGGTCTTGTACCGTTCTTCTGCCTCAGCTTTATCATCACAAATACGTGTGAAGTCTTGCGTCAGCCTCTCCATAGTGGAGATGGCCGAACGCATAGCTTCTTCAATCTTTGCGTGACTGAGTGGAGCAGAATTGTTCATTAGAAGTTGTCAAAACCCTTTGATGAACCTGAACCGTTCATTACTGATTCCTTCTTTTCGTTACGGGTAATCTTTGCAGTTGCCCAACGAAGATCGGCAGCAACGGTGTCAGCAACAATTTCTCCTGCTGTACCTTTAGTTCCGTCCTTGCGCTCAAAGTCTTTAAGTGAAAGACGACCAACGATAACTACGCGTGAACCCTTTACAAGACTCTCAGCAATGTTTGTTGCTACTGAGTCAAAGGCTACAACGTCATAGAAAGATGTTGATTCTGTTCCTGACTTGTCTTTGTATGTGTCAGCAACACCGAAACGAATGTAAGCCAAACCGTCATTAGAAAAGCTGAGCTCTGGATCTCGAGTGATGTTACCGATAATTGTAATTGATGTTGACATAATTCTCCTTATGCGTCTTGTAGTGCTTTTAGTGATTCAATGATAAGTTTGGCATCGTCCATAGACAATTCCTCAAGCGAACCAACCTTACGACTAGTTAACTCTTCAATCTTATCGTACATCTGTAAGTCGTCCCAGCCAAGACCCTTGTGGGTAATGGCCCAGATTGCCTTAGTCTGATTTTCTGTTACCGCACGACTGCTACCGCCCGATGCTCGGGGTGCAGATGCCGCAGTGGCAACTTTCTGGCTAAGACTTGGTGCTGACTGTTGGCTAGGCGTTGAGGCCAAGTTGCCGTCGTCGTCGGTATCTGCAACCAGCCCGAGGCATGCCATGTACGACTGTCTCCGCGCGTATGTAATTGCGCTTCCGGCTGACTGTGGGTCTTGCTTAAGCAAGTGAAGGTTCATCGTGTGAGACATAAACTGTCCCGACGTGTGTAGAAGATACGTAGTAAGTGTGTCATTGTCGCTGACAAACTGACTGACCGCAAGACCGTGCTTAGCAAGGACCGGACCAGCAGTTGCTACAACATCTGGCAAAGCTGCATACGTACTTTTAAAGAACGGATTAACAGACCCCTTGGGTACCGCAGAGAACTCTGCCTGTGCCGCAACAAGAGCTGTAACCAGTTCGCTGATTGATTCGCTATTCATATTTGTTCCTTTTCTTTGTTTGTATAATTGATTATAAAGGTTGTTTGCTTGGTTGTCAAGAACTAATTCTTGATTTCTCGAAGAACCCTAGATCCAGGTCTAAGGCTGGTAAATTGGGCATAAATCTCTGGCATTTGACTTTGAAACTTCTTAGAGTCAAACGTCTCGGAGTCTTTATTGGCTCTGTAAGAGAACAGTGGCTGTCCATCTACGGTTGCGTATTCTGCATCCCCAACAAGTTCTAGTATTTGCGCACGAAGTTTCTTGCGCTCACGCTCAGCATCTTCCGAAGCTTCCTTGGCCAAGGTAAATTCAGCCCATAGTTCCTTAAGTTCTGCTCCGCCTTCGTACACCTTGCCGGTTGAGTGACGTGGGTACATTTTTGATTGAGCAGACTCAGTTGCTTCGCTACCATCCGTAGGCGGTGGGTTGAGTGTTGTTACTGCATCCCAAAACATTGACTCGGCTGCAATAAGATTCTCTGCGATGTCTTCGTCCCATGTCATGTTGCGCACTTGAATTCCCTGTCCGCCAATTAGTGCACAGAAGGTAATTGCTTTTACACCGGTCACAACGCCGTAGTGGTATCCCTGAAGCATGTAGCTCTGGGGAACCTGATTGTTTGCCCATGCGCCAGGGTTTCCTGGACTGGCAATACCAGCGGTCTTGACTTCAAGAATGCGCTCAATGCCACAAGGTGGAATAGCTAGATTCCTGTATTGACTAACAACACCGGCAGGGAACTGCTCGGAAGGTTTAACAATAAGAAAGTCAAGGTTGGCGAACATGAACTCTTGCCCAGGTCGTTCTGACCAAATGATCACGGGCCATTCAACAACGGCAACGTTGTAATCCTTTGCGTATTTCTCTGCAATGGGACGCTCAAGAATGTTGCCCCATTCGGTGGCTTCATTACCTTCAAACGTGCGCTCAACAATGCCAGTCTTTTCTGACCACAAAGCGTACGGTGAGTTGTACTTGTTTACGTTGCAAATAGTACCGGCATCAGAACCACCAATACCGCCCTTACGTAGCTCAAGCCACTCGTCGTTACTCTTATCCCATACAGGAATAATCTTTACGTTATCCATCATTATTTAATCCTTATAGTTCGGGCAACGCCGTCAATGTAGTGAATTTTTCTCTTGTCTCTAAGATCACGGCAAGCGCCATGGACAGTTCCAAGTGATAACTCTGTCATCTCAACAAGGTCACGAAAGCTTGGGCCGTATTTGTGACTGCGGTTCCATTTTTTTATAGCCCTCAATATCAAGTTTTCGTTTTTTTCTTGAGCATCAATCTTCTTCACTGGCATCAGCAATCTCCATTTCAAAATCAACGTCATTTACTTTGCTCATTACCTCTTGGTAAATAGATTCGTAAAGTTCTTTCTTCTCTTTCAAATTTACACAAGCCTTGTCACGTCCCTGGCCAATGTGCTCGCCCTGATAGGTGAGCCATGCCCCGGACTTCTTGACAACACCAAAATCAATTGCACAGTCAAGCAGTGCGCCTTCTTTTGGAACACCAATGCCGTACACAAGATCAAACTCTGCTTGTCGGTATGGTGTCGCAAGCTTGTTCTTAACCACCTTTACTCGGGTGCGGTTAGCCGTTGCATCGTCACCCTTCTTAATGGTTTGAATGCGTCGAATGTCTAGTCGCACAGATGAGTAGTAACCAAGGGCACGACCGCCGGGGGTGAATTCGGTTGGACCAAACATCTTGCCAATAGATTCACGGAGCTGGTTAATAAAGATAACCAAAGTATTGCTGTCAAATGCCGGTCCGGTCAGCTTTCGTAGTGCCTGACCCATCAAACGAGCCTGCAAACCTACGTTTGCCTGACCCATTTCACCCTCTAGTTCTGCCCTAGGGGTTAGTGCTGCCACAGAGTCCACCACAATTACGGCAATTTTGCCTGTTTCGGCTAGACGAATGGTTATTTCTAGACCCTGTTCAGCCGTTGAAGGCTGGGTCAAAAGCAGTTCGTCAAGGTTTACTCCCAAGGCACGCGCATAGCCAGGGTCCAAGGCGTGCTCAGCGTCCACGTAGGCGCACTGTAGGCCCCTTTTTTGGGCCTCTGCGATGGCGTGCATAGCTAGGGTACTCTTACCCGAAGAAGGGGGTCCAAAGAACTCTACAATGCGTCCTCTGGGCAGGCCACCGGTCCCCAAAGCTAGGTCTAAGGGCAAAATCCCCGTAGAAATGACCTCAATTGGCGTAACCTCGGCACTATTTAAGCGCACAATGGTACCGGGCCCAAAGTTCTTATTGATCTCGTCAATCACACTCTCAAGTGTGTTTTCGTTTGGTTTTACTGTTTTTGCCATCAAATCCTCTCATTTTCAATTTTGGCGGGAGCCACATGTTACAGGAACAAATGTTCAATGTCAAGTCTTTCTGATTTGACAAGGCGAAGGTACTTGTGTAGGCTTCGGCCTATGAAAACATACTACGCACAAAAGAACTACGCGGTGGTGGACGGCAATTACATCATCGTTTATTCCCGTTATAGCAAGGCTTTTGTTGAAGATTGCCGTCAAATTGAAGGTCGTAAATGGAGCGATGCAGAGAAAGCGAACATCTTTCCCATGTCTTCGGCGCCACTGGTTCGTGCACTCGCTGCCAAATGGAACATTGATCTTCCAAAAGAAATACGCAATGCACCTGAAGAAATTCAAGAGAGCTTACTTAGTTCTTTTAAAAATGTAAACGTTGAGGGTGATGACATTGTTATTCAATTTAGTTACGATCCTCAAATCATTAATTCAGTTCGCACCATAGTTCCCGGCATTAAGTGGGATGCTAGTAAAAAGGTTTGGCGTACACCACGTAAAAACATTAAAAAAGTTTCAATGCTTTCGTCAAGGTTTGGCTTAACGGTTTGCGATGAGCTAGAAGACGAGATTCAAAGATTCATTGAAGAGGCCGAGGAAATGGTCAAAGCTTCTTCGTCGCTAGATGCGAAGGTTGATATACCCAACATTGCAATTCCACTTCTTCCATATCAGCAAGCAGGTGTTGCATATTTGCAACGAGCACGCAAAGCAATTCTTGCAGACCAGCCGGGACTTGGTAAGACAGCACAAGCGCTTGCAGCCATTGCATCAGAAAATCGCTACCCAATGGTTGTTGTTTGTCCCAACACGCTCAAGCTCAACTGGGAAAGAGAAACAAAGAAGTTCTTTCCTAGCCTTTCCGTTTCTGTTCTTAATGGAACAAAGAGCGAAAGAATTGAAAAGTCCGATGTAATTATTATCAATTACGACATTCTCTACGAGCGCATACCTGACATTTTCCAGCATGGGTTTTACTCTCTTGTTGTTGATGAATCACACGCAATTAAGAACGGTGAAAGAAAGTCTTTTTGTGTTATGTGCGACAAGCCTGTTCGATCTAACGCCAAGAAGTGTGAGTGCGGCTCAACGTTTGACCTACCAGCAGAAAAATGGTCTGTTAAACGAACCGATGCAGTAATGACGCTTGCTAAATCGGTTGACGATAATGACTTTGTTTTCCTTTTGACCGGAACGCCTATCACCAACAGGCCCGAAGAGTTGATTCCACAGCTTGAAGCAATTGGAAGGCTTGATGACTTTGGTGGACCGTGGCGATTTAAGAGTCGCTACGCACCAAAAAGGGGCATGTCAACTAACGCAGCAGAGCTAAACGAAAAACTTCGATCAATGTGTTTTGTTCGTCGTATGAAGGCAGACGTTTATGGCGACCTACCACCACTACGCAATGCAGTTCAGTATCTTTCACCAAGGCCAGAACTAATGGCAAACTACAAAAAGGTTGAGTCTGATGTTGTTGAGTACTTTGCAAGGCGTGCTGAAGCAATTGCTGAAGAAGAAGGAAGTGATGGATCAAAAGCTTATTGGGAAAAGCGACTTAGGCTTGAGCGCAATCAGGGCCTTATTCGCATCACCGGACTACGCGACGCAGTTTCAAAGCTTAAGTACGACAGCATCATCTCATGGCTAGACAACTTTATTGAGTCCAGCGATACCGAAAAGGTCATTGTGTTTGCAGAACACATTGAACTTGTAGAAAAGCTTTACGAACGATACAAAGACATTGCCGTGAAGGTTCGTGGTGGCGTCTCTACTGATGATCGCATGGCGTCGGTTGACTCATTTCAAAACGACCCAAAGTGCAGAATGTTTATTGGAAACATGCAGGCAACGTCAGAGGGTTTAACGCTTACGGCTGCATCCGATGTGGTCTTCTGCGAACTTGGGTGGACACCAGCGATTCACGAACAGTGCGTAAGTCGTTGCTATGGTCGTACAAACGACATGCATGGCGCAACGGCGTGGTATTTGCTTGCGCCGGAGACGATTGACGAGTATGTTTATAATCTACTGGAAAAGAAAAAGAAAATTGTTGATGCTGTAACCAACGGTGAAGATGCCGTTCAAAACACGAGCATCTTTGGTGACCTTGCTGTATATTTGGCGGAGAGAGGAATGAGTAACTAATGGAGCAAAAGGCAGAGGAATTTAGCCCCGATGGCAGAGAGATTCTGGGCCAGATTGAAATAGGCGGCGAAATCTATTACGGTCACATGACTGACGACAAGTCGGTTTCAATACCATCTTGGATTTTTGAACATAAAGAACTATCGGACAGAGCTATACGCATTTGGGGTTACCTAAAAGGTCGCTTGACTGGCGCCATTCCAATTCCAGGCACATCACACATTGCATTAGCTGAGTTATTAAATATTCACGAAACGACAGCACGTCGAGCGGTCTATGAACTTCGTAGAGTCGGTGCAATCACCGTCAAGCCACGTCACCGTGGTGGAAAACAGATTAAGAACGCCTACTATTTGTGGCCCGCGGAAAGGTATGATTTTGATCCAAGTAGGGTGAGCACAGAGACCCAGGCTGGGCATATAGACCCAGGGGTATATAATAATAATATAGATATAGATATATCTAAGGATCAACCACAAAAGAAGTCTCGCAAAAAGCGTGCTCTAAACACCTACCCAGAGGAGTTTGCACAAATCTGGGAAATCTATCCAAGGCGCATTGGAAAGCCAAAAGCTTTTGAAGTGTTTAACGAGACGTTAAGTGACGGCAAGACAACATTTGAGGATCTACTCACTGCAACGATTAATTACGCAGAAGAGAGAAAAGGCAAATCAGACAGGTACACCTGTCACCCTTCTACTTTCTTCGGTAGTTCTGGAAAGTGGCAAGCGTACTTGTACGGCTCCGCTCCCGACGTTGAAAAATTTACTATGACAAGTCAAGATTCAATGCTTGCAGAAATTTACGACTCATACGATTTGTCTGGTGTTTGGATTGATCCAAAAACAGAAGAAGTTTCGCTTGACAATCCAATCAAACACGGGTACAGTCGTCCCATCAATAACTTAGAACAGACAATAGACAAAAACGGAACGCCATATGCACTAGACTCTGCATCAGGCAAACGCACAAACATTTAAAGGGACTCAATGTCAAACTCAATACCGCATGATCTTGCGGCAGAATTGTCCCTACTCGGAGCGATGCTTTTAAGTCCATCAGCAGCACTTATCGGAGTTGAAAGCTGTATCGTAGAGGACTTTTATTCACCACCTAACGCAGCTATTTTTGGTGCTATTCAAAGGCTTGTTGGAAGGGGTGCATCTGTTGATGCAATAACCGTTTCAGCAGAAATGGGTAGCCCAGATTCTATTAACAAACTTATTTCTCTTACGCTTGATGTTCCAAATCAGTCGTACGCAGCTGACTATGCAAAAATTGTTGTTACGCACAGTGCTTCAAGAAAGCTTATGCGTCACTTTGGTGAAAGCATTGAACTGGTACAGACAGGCGCAGACCCGTACCTTCTTGCAGAGGGAACAGAGAAGTTTGTTACCACTATTGGTGCGGTTCGCAACACAGAACCAGAGTCACTAACAATTCAAGAACTTGCTATGCGTGCTGATGATTTAGCACCAGTAGTTATTCCAGGAATGATGCATCAGGATTACCGAACCATTGTTGTTGCTGAAGAAGGTGCCGGTAAGTCGTTGATGTTGCGAACCATTGCTATGTCTGCCGCACAGGGGTTCCACCCATTCAGTCATCAGGAGATAAAGCCAATTCGAGCGCTTGTTGTTGACCTTGAAAACCCAGCGCAAGCTATTCTTCAAACAGCAGAGCCTTTTGACAGGCATCTTCATATGCGTAATCCAAGTGGTTACGATTCAGAAAGATTCCGTGTGTGGCGACAGCCCGGTGGAATTGAAATTCGTCGCCTTGCAGACAGGGCAGAACTACAACGAGAGATTGCATTTCACAGACCTGATCTTGTTTGTATTGGACCAATTTACAAAATGTATCGTCGTGGCGCTAATGAGTCTTACGAAGATTCAGCAGATGAAGCAATGGGCGTTCTTGACGATCTTCGCATGAAGTATGGATTTGCTTTGATTTTGGAACACCACGCAGCGAAAGGTCGTGCTGGAGAAAAGCGTGACCTGACACCAATGGGTTCACAGCGTTGGATGGCATGGCCAGAGATTGGTATTTCTCTTTACAAAGAAACATCAGATCCTACCGTGCTTAACGTGAAGCGTTATAGAGGTGACCGTTTGACCGGTGTAAACTGGCCAGACAGAATAGTACGAGATAAGTTATGGCTCCTTGATGGAGTCTGGACGCCAGCAAAGGACCTTACAGAATGACTTGCGTAGTTGCCTATACAACAGACAAACATTGCTACATGGCTTACGATGCTGCCGCCAGTGATGGAGAAGCAACAATAGCTTCAATAACACCAAAAGCAATAGCTCACGCTGGCAATGGACTCATTGGTTCTGCCGGTTCCTGGAGATCAATCAACATGATTTCAACGTTGAAGTCTCGTAAGTGTAGCCCACAAACAATTGTGACAATGCTAAAAGGAATGAAAGGAGAAGACGAAGCCGTCAAGGAAACTGACGTTCTTTGTGCATGGCCAAATAGACCTTTGGTTATTGTTCAAAGCGATTTAGCAGTTATAGAACTTGAATCACCGTATTACGCCATTGGCTCAGGTGCAGCGTATGCACTTGGCTACTTGGAAGCATGCGAAACAATTGGTCCCGAACAACTAATTGCAGCAGTAGAGTGCGCAACAAAGTACGACATGTTTGTATCAAAACCAGTCAAACTTTTAAAGTGTTCTATCCGAAAAACAAGCAGTATCTAGAAAGGGACTTAGTGGAAAGCACGGATTGGATGGACGATGGTGTCTGTCGAGGAACAAGGCTTGATTTCTTTTCAGAAATAGTTACAAAAGAAATGAAAGATATTTGTTATAATTGTCCTGTAAAAACAGAATGTTTTGAGCATGCAATTAAATACGAAGCATATGGATTTTGGGCGGGAACAACAGAAAAGGAAAGAGTAGCAATTAGGATTAATCAAGATTTGGTGCAACCAAAATACTTGCCATCAGATGCCCTTGGAAGAATCCCCTCAAAAAATGAATTACCAAAAAAGGAAATAGAGCATGGCACCGAACGCGGTTATCAACTTCACCTTAAAAGAAAGTCGCGTTTTGTTGACGATTATAATCAATCGTGTGGATGTCAAAGAGCTCACTCGGATTTTATAAGACAATACAGACTAAATAGAGGAAGATCAGCATGATATTTTTTAACCGCAAACACAAGAGGGAAAGCATGAAGCGACACCCAAGCTACATTGGCGACAAACCACTTAAAACTACCAAGATTAACGATTCAACGTTTTATGTTGATACAAAAAAACTTAGGAGAGATTGCGAATGAACGACGAAGAAGTTTGGTCAGGTCACTACCCTGATAAGAAAATACCTGGAAGCGCAGAACCGTTTGAGGGCAAATGCGGTGCAAAGGTAACCTCTAAGGAACTTAAAGAACTTGGCATAACCCGCTACTGCATTAAAACAGCTGGTATGGGAACGGATCACTTAGGCGAAGGAACATGTAAGTGGCACTTAGGCGCAACTCTAAAGCACACGAAGACAGCAGTAAGAAAACAAATGAATAAAGAACTTAGAGCTCTTTCTGAACGTCTTGGTCAACCAGATCCCATCGGTCCTCCTGAAGTCGAAGCGTGGATGCTTGCTTCAAAGATGAAGCAGTGGTCACTTATTCTTGAAGAAAAGCTTGTTGAACTTAATGGCATTCTCGAGGTAACTGACAAAGCTGGCGTAGAACACACGCGTGCGCTTATTGAAATCATTGAGCGTGCTTGGGAGCGTTATCAGGGTGCGCTTGAGTTTATGATGAAGTACGATCTTCGTAAGCGTGTTATTGAACTCGAAGAACATCAAGCAAACCTTGTTGGCGCGGCGTTCATGGCAATTATTCTTAGCCAAGATCTAAAGCTCAGCGAATCACAAATTGAGATGGCTCGCAACATGTTTGCAAAAAGCCTAAATGAACTTGGTGGCGACTTAGAGCCAAGTTGGATGAGAGACATCATTGACGGTGACATCGTAGATTAATAGACGTTAAAAAACCCGGTCCTACAACATCAAGAAAGTAGGACCGGGTTTTTCTATGCCTTAAATGCTTTCAGCGTACTGACGTTCCTCGCCAACATATCGAACATAGATGTTCCATGTGCCGTTCTCGTTCATACGACTGGTAGCTTCATAAGGAAGTGTTTTGCGGTCAACACCTTTTAGGGTGATCACACCGATAAGAGTGCGAAGAGCTTGTCCTGAGTCTCCGCCCGTCTTTGCGTTCTCTTTCCAAAGAAACCAATCACCGGGACTAGACCTAAGCAAATCCCTTCGTGCAATTGTCTTCTGAGAACCACCAACCATGCCACCACTGCGACGTGGACGCGGGTCCATCTTTACCAAACCTGTAATTTCTGAATTATTCATTCGTTTCCTTTTCTTGTTTTTCAAAATTAGTTATTTTACTTCTGTTACTTGGACATACATGGGCGACCTCAATTGTTGCATCGGTGGTCTGAACAACTTTCTTGCATTTAGGACAAACCCATTTAGTCATGTAATTACTCTACCTCATCAATAGGGGTGCTGTCAAGAAGCTTTATAGAGTCCATCATAACAAGTTCTTCTAAGTCCCATTCATCAAAGTTATCAGATTCCTCAATATCAAGAGTCACCTCTGCTGCAATAATAAACTTCTTAACCTTGCGGTTCTTGAGGTCATCTATACATTCTTGTACGGATTCTTTTGTCCAAAGCATCATTGCCAAACAACGTTTTTCACAGTAAAGACGAGCTTCATATTCTCTAACTACATCGTCATCAAACAACAAAGCATGCTCTACCGCAAGCCTTGGTGGGAGACTACCAAACGGTTCCAGCCACATTTCGTAGGCTTCCTCCGCCGTTGTAGTCTCCTCCCAAAGAAC